ACCAAATGTCAATAGTTAAAATGCACCATCACCAAAATTTCGTGTGTTTTCAATTTCAGTGGCAAGTTCATTATATCCGCCAATATATCGGTTATTCCACCAAATTTGTGGTACCGTTTTATATTCAAAATCAGCGCGTTCTTTGAGTTCTTGCTCAAATTTTTCAAATGTGATATCTTTATATTCAGTTGTAATTCCATATCTTTCTGCTAATAATTTAGCGCGGCGACAGAAACCGCAAGTAGGAGTTCCGTAAATTTCTATCATTCGTTAATCCTTTTTATAGGCATATGCACCTTCTGGTAAATTCATTGCTGTTGCAAGTTCATCAAACATTTGTGTTGTCATAGCAATTAAATGAAATTTGTTCCATTCTTCAGACCATTGTCTTATATAGGTAACATCATCATATACTATAAACTGAACATCTTCGTGTTCACCTGTATCGTCAAGTATTGTAATAGCGGTTTCATCCCAATCCATTTCTATTGTAAACACTTAAGGATCTCCCATGTTTCTTGCCAATTTTTAACGTGATGGTTTGTTCCATTTTTGTTTGCTGCAGCAAGAGGATAATCATTACCACCTCGTTCCATTTTGTCTCCAAAGAAATGAAGATCGTCATCTTCGTTGAAGTCGTTTAAGATTTGAGATTTATCGTTACCATATCTATATATGTCTAATCCTGTTTCTCCACCTATAGTTGAAATTGTATGAGTCAACGCAGGAGGACCAAAAATATAATTAAATTCGTTCATTAAGTTAGCACGTTCGTTAGTTCTTAGATCGTATTGCACATAAGCGTTTCTTTCTTGTTGATTTGCATTACGACCAACAATGCTAAAGTTTACAGTACCTCTACGATACTCAATATGATTTCCTGTACGGATGTGGAATTCACTTTCTTTTAGTTTTCTTTCCATCCATGCAACACAAGCAGGATCTATTTCCCATCCTGTTGCATTGCAGACTTTTCCTTTAAATCGAGTTTCGTTTCCGCTACAAGAATAACAAGTTACAACGTTTTCGCAAATATCTTCGCCGAGCTGTTCAACGGTTTTAGGATAATCGGATCCCGTGACAAGCCACACTTTATTCTTTTCAATAAAGTCAAGAAAGAACTCCTTAAACTCAGGATCAATTTTTCCGCGGCTTGGTGTTAACGTACCGTCAACGTCAAAGATATATCTTCGCAATCTAGTCATTTAACATCATATCAAGTTTTGCTTCAATCCTACCAATCTTGTACATAATTTCATTTAATTGTTCGTTGATTGTAGGAGGATCTTTTTTATCTTCAAAACGATGAGGAGGTACATCATTATTAAAATCCATTTCATCTTCTACTTTATTTTTAAATAAACCAAACATTAGCCTTTTGTACTCCTGTGTTTAATACATACCGCTTGTTCGCCTTCGGTAAATGTTGCTTCAAGAACTGCACGTTCAATAGAACATTTGTTTGCAGTTTGATACGCATCATAGTGAGTTAAACGAACTTCATCACTACCATAAATTGTGCTTAATACTACTAATATCCACATTAGTCTAATACCTTATATACCCAACGAGTTAAAGGAGGATCGCCAAAGAATCTTGCATATATTACTTTGCCGACACGTTCAAAAATTAAATGTTTAGATTCATCTTTCGTTTCCATTACACCAGTGCCTCCTATTATGAGCGTTTTTAATTAAAGTACTAAAACGATCCGCGATTTGACGCAATTCTTGTCCAAAAGATTTATCATGCTGTTCCAATGTGCGCGCGGCATTGTGTAATTGAATTAGCATTTCAGAATCCATTTCCCATTGTTTATCACTCATCGCATCACCAACGGTTTAATATTCTGATTATCATGGTAGTCACCTGAAGCATAATAGTCTCGGCTTGCTTCTTCTTTAACCATTTTACCATCACGCATACGATACGTAATAATCTCACGCCTAATTACGCCATCAGTATCAGCATCAAACGCGCTCTTAAACGGCCCATCAGTCATTTCTTTTCTCCTATATTCAGGTGGAACTTTACCATAACCAACAATACGGTCCCACTCACGTTGTGTATATCCTTCATTCATTACAAACCCTCTGTCTTAAATCACTCGTACTAAACCTGTGATCTCGTTTATTGAAATATAAATCAATACTGCGTTTACGACATATATCTTTGCCTGTAAAATCTTTTTCTTTATATTCAACTCCAAGAATACGTACATCTATATGGTACATTGATAATATATCACAAAGGTCGTCTTCTGTCAAATACGGAATGATCTCGTCAACATAACTTACGGCTTTTAATTGCGTATAACGCTCTACTATTGTTTGCACAGGAGCATTCTTATCAGGACGATCTAACGTTGGGTCAATCTGTAAACCACAGATTAAATAATCGCATTGTTCCTTTGCATCTCTTAACATCTGCACGTGTCCTGCGTGAAGCAAATCAAAAGCTGATGCTGTAAATCCTACTTTCATTTTAAACTTTCGTTATATCTTATTGCTTCACGTATGATAGACAAATCATAATGATTTTGATGTCCTGATGCAACAATTGCAGAAGTGTCTTTTGGTAAACAATGACCACCAAATCCTCTCATAGATGGAGGCATAACAATTGAATGGCTTGATCCTATACGATCGTCCTCTATTACATAATTTCTTGCGAGATGAAATGGAACATTTGCTTCGTTACAAAGATCATACATTTGATTGAAAAACGCAACCTTGGTTGCTAAGAAAGCGTTACGAAAATATTTAGCAAATATCAACGCCTCAGGATCACCTTCAATAACAGATGCGCCTTGTGAATTTAATATTCCTTTCCAAAAGTCAACTCCTGTTCCACCAATTCGTATTAACTTTTGTTTTCTAAAATCTTCTATAGCATGTTGAGCTCGTAAATATTCAGGAGAAAAAGATATTGGCTCATTAGGATACGCTCTTTGAATAAGTCGCCATCCTTCAAGGCTAATTGTACTTTTAATTAAAATTGGAATACCACCGGGAGAACGCTCAATTGCTTCGTAGACGTTACTCATATCGCATTCGCCTTCGCTGCCTTCTGGTGTCGAGACAGCAACAATCATCCCATCAGGATGTTCTTCTAAATCATTAAAATCTAGAGCAGGATCGTATATAAAGCATTCATGACCTGATGTTTCAATCAAATCAGCGTGAGCTTTTCCTACATAACCAAAACCATGAATTTGTATTTTCAATAATCATAAACCTCAAATTTTGTTTGACCATTTATCATAGTAACATCATGTTGTGCTTGCATCGCATGAAATACGTGATAATTGCTTTCTTTAATTCCATAAGAAGATCGTTTGCAACAATACACTTTATCATTTTCTGTATGAAAATAAAAGTTATCTAAATCAGAAGTGCATTTTTGAATTCCGCCACTTACGGCCCAAGTTTCTTTTACGAATTTTCCAGTTTCTTTATCTTTATAATTTCCTCTCCAACCACAGACCAAACGGTGATGTACCGGATCTGTGTCTTTTACTGCAACAACAATCCAATCATCAGGTTTAATATCTCTCATTTACTGAAGTCCCTATCTAAATCAATCAGACCGCGTTCAATATCTCGAGCTAAAGCTTTTATATCATCAACCATGTATTGACATGTTGGCCGATCGTATGTTCCCTGTACCTTGTATCGCTCACGATGAAGTTCAATTCCTTTATCGTGTAATACCTTTATCTTTGAATATAACTCTTCAACGGAGTGACCTTTCATCACTTATTTACTCCGTCATATTTCCAATTATGAATTCGTTCGAGTTTCTTTTCTTTTGGCCAATCTGCCAAATAATCATTATCTCTATCGTGCAATTGTAATATACGTTCTTCGTCAAGAATAAAAGTATCTACAATAGTATCACCCAAATGTGTTTGTGAAAACTCATTAACTTCTTCTATCGTAACAGAATCATTTGCGTATTCAATCAATTTCTTTGGATCATCTGTTTCCAATTCAGAAGCAGGAATAACATAACGTATTCTGAATTGTGAAACTGCTGTAACTACAACATATCTTTCATCACTCACCGTTTTCTCCTTTTCCTTTTATTTATTGCATATTTCTCACGTAAAGCTTCGAGACCGCCTTTAACTCTTTCTGGGTATGTACCCAGATAAGTACCTGCTACAAGATCCATAGGTCCTAATAGGTGTTTATGGAAGTGGTTTATGTCGTCCCAATTGTCAAGCATAAACTTTGCCATTTCATCAAAAGTTGAGTCTAATAGAATTGGATCATCGTCAACATAATACGCGTGAGCTGCCATCAAATACCAAGGTACATAAAGGTTTATGTTTTTCTCACAATGAGTTCTAAAGACGTGGTCAAGCATTACTTTTCCCAACGATAAAAGATATGAGCACCCATACGACCAACCATTTGTAGATCTTTTGCCCAACGTGGATCAACATAGTGAGCATGATAATGAGTTGCACCTTCTGATACACCACGATACTTACCATAGTTCAAAATGTTATACGCAATTAGCTTTGCTTCTTCCCAACGATCTGCATCTTTTGGATCGTCTTTTTTGCCATCACAATACCAAGAGAATTGACAAGCATTGCGTTTCATTGAACCATCTGCGTTTTGTTTACCTTGATAAACAACACCACAAATAGTATTAGGATAACGAGTATCATTTACTCTGTTTAAAACAACGTCAGCAACGCCTGCTTTATCTGCAAGATTACTACTACGTGCTTCAAAGTAAATGTTTTTAGCCAAACACATAGCTTGTTCTTTATCTTCAGCTTTTTGAATCTCGCTTGCAACAACAGGAAGTGCAAAAGATCCTACGATTACAGAACCTGTTAGTGCTGCTGATGTTACTGCTGCAATTAGTTTTTTCATTGTACTGCCTCATTTGTTATAGTACCAATATAACTGATTCTATTGAGGATGTCAATGGTTTTGTTTTATTTGATTTAAAACATTTTTAAGTCTAAACACAATACCTGACTGCAATGCTTCTTGAGACCAATATTCATTTTCTTCTGTAATAGCTTCAAGTGACTCGAGCAACATCATATTTTGATTTCGCAGCGCATCGTTGTCTCGTCTTAATTCTGCTTTTTCTTTTTTGTGCTGATCCATTTCATACATCAATTTCTCAACACTCTCAACATTAATTCTTCTTTTAGCCATAGTTCTCATAAAACTCATAATCGTGCCTATAGATCCATTTGATAAAATCAATCTGATCTTTAGACAAATCTTTTTGCTCGACTTCTTTAACTGTTGTATTAAGATGTTCTGCGTTATCAAAGAATTTGCCGACTTCGTGTTTATTAATAACTGTAAACTTTTTAAAGTTTTCTGTGTCTATAAATTTAACTTGTGGATGGAAATGATGAACCTGGTGAGCAGATCCAATTTTATTTAAATGTTTAAAGAAATAAGATATTTTTTGTTCTTTCGTGCATTCGTCAAGATTAACCGCAAACGACGAAAAGATATCTTTCCCATAATTATAGTATCTTTGTCCTTTTGTGATATAGGCATTCATACAAGATATAAACCGCTCTACAGGCTCGGTAAATACAACAACAGGTTCTTTTGCTTTACTGTATTCAGACTGATCTCGAAACACTTGTTTTCTATCAGGATGTGCTTCTTTAATTGTTACAGAACAGCTTCGTGGTATTTCAAACCAAGTTCTTTTACTATCAAGATCATATAGCAACGGCCACTGTAGCTTTTTACACCAAAAGCATTCGCATTCGTTAAATTGAAACTCTTTAAGAATATCAACTTCAGGCAAGAAAAAGTCTTTTAGCCATTGTTCTTCAAGAATCATTGTTGGCAATTTTTCAATAGGATATCTTTTAAGTATATGGTCAGGATTTCCGTCAGGAGCAATCCCGCCTTCTACAGGATCGGTATCTTTAACGAACTTTTTATATCCTCCGTCATTATATCCTTCGAGCGATTTCATCCACTTGAATTTATCAAAAGCGTGCGCAAATGATTTTGCTTTTTCATCACGTTGTTTGTTTGTTCCCATCCATGCAAAGTGCCAACCAAGATCTTGTGTTACAACACCATTTTGAGTTGGGAACCTTACTGGTGATTGCATATTTGCGCATCTTATATTATTGATACCGCCATTACGCCATATTTGTCCTTTAGTTGCAAAGAACATTGCTCTACACCAGACAACAGGATTACCTCCTGTATGATGAATACGAAGGTCTGCGCGTCCTTGTAAATAAACTAAAGGTATCTTGATAATTTTTTTAAGATCTGAGCGAACAATCTTTTCAATCCATGAAATGTTTTTAGGATCAATAATTTCGTCAGCATCACCATAGATAAACATATCACTATCGTCAAATTGATTGAACACATCCATGACCGCATCTTTTTGTAAACGCTCACGAACACGGGCATATACTGAATCTTCGTTCCTATTATTATAGCCTGCATTTTGTCTATCAATTGCAAGTATTCTTAACTCTTCCTTTTCAGGAATATCATGTTCAACATATACAATCTTTTCCATAGGCAAACCTTGATTTCTTGCGATCTCAAGGAACTTACGTTCAACAGGTAATCCTGAGTGTGTCTTATTCGATTCAACGATGATAAATTTATCAACGTAATCTTTTAACATATTCACTCGTAAGTAAAGTATCTCTTCGTTTGTTGGCGCGAAAAACGGAAAGCAATCAACGATCATTTTATCTTCTCTTTAGTACAGTAAGTCCATTGTTATTTGTTCTAAATGTTTGAAATTGCCAATGTGGATTTTCAATCACAAAATCAATGATAGCAGGAAGTAATCCCGCACCAGGATAATTTGGTTTTATTTTATCCCAGCTTTCATCTTGTAGTCCGTAAGTCCAAGTATCATGGAATACTAAAAACTTTTGAGCTAAATTACCGTGTAGCTCGAGTTCTTGTCTTAATTGTGGATTGGAATGCCATGTATCAATAAACAGAAGATCCGTTGGCTCAATTTTAACTTTTAGTACATCATCAATAATATACTCAACGTCCTGTCCTGCTTTCTTTGCACATTCAAATAAAAACTCAACATTCACATTCTTTTCAATATCATATGATCTTAAAGTAACTCCTGCTTTTAAAAATGCACGAGAACTTTTCCCATCACGTACTCCCATTTCAGTTACGTGTTTACAATGCTTACCTAAACCATAAAGCATTTGAATGTGTTCATTAATATCAGATGGCTGTGCCATTGCCATACTGTATTCTTGTTCTATCATTGTTGCATAATTCATATGTCAAGCCACCTTGTGTTATCTAAAGTCCATCGCACAACTTCTTCAAGCCGTCGTTCAACTGGTTGCGGCACCCAACCCATATTCGCCATACGCTCACCGCTAAGAGCATAGCGAAGATCATGGCCAGGGCGGCTGCTATGGAAGTCCATAAACTCATAATGTAGTTCCTTTCCTTGTGCATCAGCAATCATTTGAGCAAGTTCAAGATTATTTAATTCGGTTGCGCCGCAAATATTAAACTTAGGACATTTGATTCCTGTGTTGTTACTCATATCTAAAGTATTGTTATGTTCCAATAAAAACAAAGTAGCGTCAGCCACATCTTCAGCATGAATATAATGACGGCTTCCTGGAATTGTTTTTGATGCATCACTATGAATTGTAACAACCCCGTCATCTCGTACATTCCTAATAGTCATAGGAATAAACTTTTCAGGATGTTGGCGTTGACCAAATACGTTCATAGTATGCGTAATATAGATTGGCATATTATAACTATTTTGATATGCTACCGCGAGTTCTTCTCCGCCCGCTTTCGACGCAGAGTACGGATTAGTGCAGTTATAACGATCATACTCATCATATTTTACTCCTTCTGGTGCAGGACCGAATACTTCATCTGTCGAGAAATAAAGGAATCGTTCCAAGTTATGTTGTTTACGAGCAAAATCGAGAATATTACAAGTACCTACAACGTTATCCATTACAAATTCCATAGGACGCTCAATAGAACGATCTACGTGAGAACCTGCTGCAAGATGGGCAACAATATCAACCTGTCCAATGTCAGCCATTAGCATCGGGTTAATTTCTGCTTTTAAATCATGGAAGATTGTACGAACTCTTTTACGTTCATTAGCTGTACGTTCTTGCAGCAGGTCGTGAAGACGATTGAGATTGCCGCTGTAATCCAAACGATCAAGCGTTACTATTTCCCAGTCTGTTCGGATTAGTACTTGGTTAATCAAATGGTGTGCAATAAATCCACCACCACCTGTGATTAGTATTCTTTTTGACATAATATCTCCATCATCAATAACATTATATAGTTTTATTTATTTAAACCAGCCGAGCTTCTCTCCGGCATCAATGCGACGTTGTGCTTCTTCTTTTGAACCTGGGAAACGCCATGCCCATATAACAATCAAAGCAAATAGAATAAACAAGTATAATGTTGCTTTTGGATTGCCTGTTCCAAACCACATAAACGCAAGTGAAGATGACATGACTGCCATCATAATATATTTGCCTTTTTGTGGATATACTTTGTAAGTTTGCCACTCTTTAATAAATGGACCAAACAATTTATGGTTCATAATCCAATTATGAAACTTCTCACTTGACTTAGCAAAACAAAACGCCGCACCAAGAATTGGTGTGCTCCAAGGAATACCTGGTAAGATTACTCCAAGGTAAGCTATGCCTAAGCAGATAATCCCAAGGGCAAACCAAAATGCTTTCTTTATCTTTGTCATTTTAAAACCTCCTTTAAGGCTTCTACCAACTCAACCATCATTACGTCAGTATGATATGGCGTTGGTGCAATTCTCAACCTTTCTTCACCAGCTTTAACAGTTGGACTATTAATAGGTTGAATGTAAATCCCATATTCATTCAATAATCTATCAGACGCTTCTTTGCATTTAAACGCATCATTAATCATTACAGGAACGATATGGGTACAAGCATTAGGATGAACTGGTATATTAACATCCTGCAGCATTTTCTTTAATTGTATTGCACGGTTTTGGTGTTCGTCTCGCAACCAAGTATGATCCCTGAGGTACTTGATACTTGCGAGTGCTCCAGCGCACACGGTTGGCGAGATACTTGTAGTAAAGATGAACCCACTAGCCACGGACCGAATAGCGTCAATGACAATACGGTCGCCAGAAATATAACCTCCTTGAACCCCAAACGCTTTTCCAAGTGTACCATTAATAATATCTATCCTCTCTTCAACACCCAGGTGCTCACAATAGCCTGCACCTGTCTTACCATATAACCCAACCGCGTGTACCTCATCAATATATGTGATAGCGTTGTACTTGTCGGCCAAGTCAAGAATTTGTTCAATTGGCGCTACGTCTCCATCCATACTATATACTGATTCAAATAAAATGCAAGGTATTTGATTATTACAGGCGGCCATTACTAAAGCTTCTTCAAGATCTTCCATATCATTGTGTCTAAAGATAATCTTATCGGCTCGAGAATGTTTCACTCCCATAATTATAGAAGCGTGATTTTTATCGTCTGAAATAAAACAGATATTTGGTATGATGCGACTTAACGCAATGATTGCCCATTCATTTGCAACATAAGCACTTGAGAACAATAGTCCTGCGCCCTTCTTATGAAGGCTTGCTAATTCTCGTTCAAGTGTTACGTGAAATACTGAAGTTCCGCCGATATTTCTTGTACCGCCAGAACCTGAGCCAGTTTGGTCAAGGGCTGTATGCATGGCATCAATAACATATTGGTTTTGACCCATGCCAAGATAATCGTTTGAGCACCAGTTAACAATATTTTTTGGTGCGTATTTACCGTACCAAATTGCTCTTGGGAATTGACCTTTTTCCCTAATGATATCGTTGAATACTCTGTAACGACCGTCTTGTTTATAACTATTTACCGTTTTTTCAAAATAATGTATATGTTTCATATCATGCTTCGCAGGCTGCACACTCCGTTGACATTACACGCTTACGAGTTAAAGATTGAGCAGCTGACATAGAATAACTATAATACAAACTCTTAATTCCCATTTCCCAAGCATATAAGTACAATTGATTGATTTCTTTCACTGTCATATCAGGATCAAGCATAAGATTTAAACTTTGTCCCTGATCTATATATTCTTGGCGAATGGATGCCTGGTCAATAATAGTTGTTGGATTAATTTCAGAGAAAGTTTTAAATACATCTTTTTCTTCTTGTGTAAGAAAATCAAGATGCTGTACTGAACCGTCACGATTTTTAATTGAGTCCCATACCTCGGGTTTGTCTTCGCCTTTTTCTTGTAATAGCTTTTTCAAATATGGATTTTTAATTGTAACTTTCATTTTAGCCAAATCTTTAACATAGCAATTGCTAAACTCAGGTTCAATTGATTGTGATACTTGACCAAGGATAAAGCTTGATGATTTTGTTGGTGCGATAGCCATTGTTGTTGTATTACGCATTCCATAACCTTTAAGCAATTCTGGTTCGCCAAACTTATCAGCCAATTCAGCGGATGCTTTATGAGTTCTTTCACGTAATGTTTGTGCAATCTCAAGATTTTTCTTTGCAGCTTCTGCTGACTCAAACCCAATCATTTTTGATTGTAAATAAGAATGCCAACCTAATACACCAGCACCCAAAGCACGATGGTTCATTGCAAAATCACGGGCTCGTTTTAAATAGATTTGTCCTTCAGTTTTACGAATAAATTCTTCACAAACGGTATCAAGAAAATAAGTCATTGTTTCAATTGCATCGGTATCAATAATCTCATCCCAATGCAACAAATTAATAGAAGATAGTACACAAGTAAACGTTTCTTCGTGAGATGAAGGCAATGCAATTTCAGCACACATATTTGAAGCAAAAATCTTTTTGTCTTTATCTTTATATACCTGTGGTCTTGCGTTATTTACGTTATCACCATAAAGAATATATGGGAAACCAATTTCAGAACGACGTTGTAATACCTTTGCCCATAGACGTCTTTTCTCTGCATCACCGGCTTTCATATCTTCAATAAATTTGTCAGAAACAGTAATCCCAGTTGTTAGTCCTTGAATAGGATTTCCTTCCGTACCAATGTCAAGAAATTCGTCTGCATCAGGGTGTTCAATATCTTGATAACCTGCAAAGAAACCACGACGTACAGAACCCTGTGATACAACTGATGCAAGGGTATCATACATTTGCATAAAGTGTACCGATCCTGAAGATTCTCCTGCATCTTTAATAGGCGCGCCGCGAGGACGTAAAGCACCAAAATAACCTGATGTACCACCGCCGTTTTTCATAAGCATACCATTTTCAGCATGGCTGAATAAAATGGCTTGCATGCTATCATCAATATAAGATCCAAAACAAGATACAGGCAAACCACGATCTTTACCATAATTTGCCCAAACAGGAGAAGCAAGCGAGTAATAACCTTTACTCATATAATCTTCAAATTTATCTGCAAATCCTGGATGGTCAAGGTATTCTTCTGCCTTTTCGGCAATCTCACGAATACGTTCCTCTGGTGTTTGTCCTTCTTTAAGATATCCTCGAGACAAAAATGTCCGAGAGTCTTCGTTTAGCCAATAATATTTTTCCATGTTTTCCTCTTAAAATAGATCGTCTTCTGTGAAAGCTTTGGTCTTTTTAGAATATGCAGTACTACGTTTGACAAAGAAGTCAATATTCTTTGTGCTCAAAATTTCTTCAACAAACCAATCGGTACTTTGCACCGCTTCTTGATCTACTTCGTAGAGGGGCTTCATATCTATAGCTGTCAATGATTGATTGAAACGATGTTTTAGGAATTCTTTAACAGTTGCTTTTGGCAAAAAGTCAAGATCTGAATCACCATAGATCCAATCAACGATTGAAGACTCAGCCTTAAAGGCTTCACGGCAAAGTCTGTTCACTTCATTTATTGTGTCTTTATCAAACCACTCAGGGTTTTCTTCTCGGATAATATTTACAAGCTCAAATCCGAAACGAGCATGAATGTCTTCTTCTTTAGATGTTGCCTCAACGGCGTTAGAAATACCTTTAAGTACGTTCTTGTGTTTATTAAATGCCATCATAATTAAGAATTGACTAAACAGTGATACGTTCTCAACAAACATTGAGAATAAAATGATTTTATGGAAATAGTCTTTATCGTCTACAGGTTGTGCAATTGATTGCTCAAGATAAGCAATACGCTTTTTCATAGCAGGAACTTCAACGATTTTCTCAAATTCTGAGTTTAAACCCATAATCTCAATAAGATTTGAATAAGCATCGGCGTGACGAACTTCAGACTCGCCAAAGGTTACACCAACAGCTTGTATTTCAGGTTTTGGAAACTTATCACCAATTTTTGCCCAAAACGTTTTAACCGCAACTTCAATCTGAGAAATAGCCAACATTGCTTTCTTTACAATATCAACTTCTTCAGGTGTCATACGGACTTTCATATCTTGAATATCAGAAGAATAATTAAATTCTGTATGAACCCAATATGAATGGCGAATAGCATCAGTAAACTCAACTACTTGAGGATACTCATACGGTTTTAAGTTTGTTCTTTTGCGGAAAATGTTTGGCTGATTGTTATAACGATATAAGATATACTCTCGAGCCAAATCGTGTAAACCCATATCCATAATGACGTTTTCAACTGTCTTGTGAATTGTATCAACTGAAACAATAACGTCTGCTGCTTCTAAATTGATTGTATCAGTAACTTCAGAAGCAATTTCTGATGGCAGGTTTTTACTACGAATTCCAACACCTTTCATTGCGTTTGCAACGGCGGCCATGATTTTTGAAACATCGTAATCACGGGTGGTTCCATCTCTCTTAGTTACATAATTTACAGTCTTGGGCGGCTCAATCATAGTTGTCTTCCCATTCGTATAAGTTTGCTTTTCGGAGATTGGTTGCATAAGCATATTGGTTCCTTTCGTTTAAAAGTACACAACTTTTTTACCAAGTTAACTAACATGGCATATATTGTATGGCTGATTCTATATCTGTCAAATTGTGACAATATGTAGATTTATTTATTAAGTCGGTCATTGCGTTAAAAGTGTTTTACTGAATAAAATTGTTGATAGTTGGAAATATTTTGGATATAGCTTGAGCGATTGCAACAGCTAATTCCATATGTTCCTTTTGTGTTCCATTTGCTGAACGCAGTTCAACATAATGAAGCCAACTGCGAATAGTACCGTTGGCATATAGACGTGAAACTGTGTTTCCTTCTGGCAAAACGGCTCTTGCTTGTTCTTTAGCAATACCATTTTCAATAGCCCAATTATACGCCATCTTTGCAGTTTCAATAACTGCCATTTGTTTATTTGCCCATTCATCCTCTAATGCCATATCGTCATTTTCAATACTGTTTTGACGATTCTTTGTATCCTGCAGTCGAGCTTCTCTTATAACAAAATTGTCATCAAGATCGCGGATGTCAGCATACCGCTGAGAAAACTCTTGAAAGGAAAACGAACGGTGCCTGAGGAATTGTCTAGCGATGTCTCTAGTTGTTTCAATTTCGATACAGGCTGATGCCATTTCAAATGGTGACCAGTGCTTGTGCTTAATGAGGTAAGCAAGTAGCTTTGGAGCTGTCTCTTTGTTAATTTGGTTGGCTGGGTTCGAGACACGGGCTGAATACGCGATGAGATCCTCTGGTGTGTTGATACCAATGAATGCGTCTGCAGGTGGTTGGGAATACGAGATAAGTCGTGCATGCAATTTGTTTTCTCCTTATGCTTTACGCCATTGTCTAAATTTAAGTTCGGCTTGTAAACCGTTATAAGTATTTTCTTCAATTATTCGTTCAGGATCCGATCCCGCCAAAAACATTTCATTTATATCTTTTCCTGGTACATCGTCAGGCCATATGCAAATGTTGTATCCGGCTTTAATAACCTTTTCCATACGCTTATGGATTTCTTTATTACGTGGTTCTGCATCAAATACAAATACCGCATTATCAAGGTTCTCAACGCCTTTTGTGGTACCTTCAGCACCTGCCATTGCAACTGCGTTTTGAAGAAAGAAACTATCAATTGCACCTTCTACAATATGATAAGGTTCATTAAAGTCAACTTTATCTAAACCAAATATCTTTGGCCTATCTTCAAACATAATCGTAATATAACGAATACCGTTTGGGTCAAAGCCTCGAGCGGATACTCCAAAACAATTACCATTTGCGTCAAGAAATGGAATAACTAAACGCGGCTCATCTTTGCCTACATTCTGAAACTTATTAGGAATAATTTCATTGATCCAAGTCTTAAACTTTTGCGCATAATATAAACGATAGTGATGTTGTGGTGGAATTTGTCTCCTTTGTATATATCTCTTTACAGCATGGTCATGTTTAAGTTGACTAATCTTTTTGATTTTACGTAAAGGATTTTGTTTATTGAATTTGGGTGCATTTGTTTTAAATTGATCGTCAGAAGTAGTTTCTTCTTTTACGTCGGTATTCGCAATAAAACGCTCTGCAACAAAGTCTTTATATAATAGGCTATCAATGCCTCGGAGGAAGAAGCTAAAGCCTTGACTAGAGCCACAATTATGACAATAGTAATGAAAGGTATTCTTTGACTCAAGTAACCATCCACGGGCCTTAGAACGGGACTTTTGTGAGTCACCGCAAAGCGGACACCTAAAATTAATTTTGTAAGGATTAGTATTCTTGATTCTGAAATTCTCAAGACGCCCGGACAGCATCTGTGCATATTTCAGCTCTGTAAAGTCAACCATAATATAAAGCTCAATTGTTTCGTATTTTTAGATTATAATTGGATCGGGCATAAATGTCAATTAAATAATGATGGCCAATTGATTTTTACGAATATAAATGTTAAGATAGCTCCAACACCCATCATATAATATCTCCAATTTTCAAGTGCGTTAATTCTTTTTGATTGTTCATTAATGCGATTGTGCAAGCTTCTTTCCATCGCGTCTAATTTTTCTAAAATTTCTTTGTTTGATGACGACCTTTTTTCTGCATTGTGTTCTGCTAATCTTTGATGATCTTCTCGTGCCATTCTTCTGTATTCTTCTAGCCTATCTGATAAAACATTCATCCGAAGTTCTTCGGTTTTTTTTGTTTCTTCGATTAGCTTTTCAGTGTCCTCTAGTTGTTTCCTTGTATTATACAACACTTCTTGTTGAACTGCAACATTTTTTGAGAGTTCAAGCATTGTATCAATGGCAGTTTCTGTTTTACCAAAGAACTTTTGAATCTGTTTGATATCCGCCTTAATTAAGGCGATATCTGTTTCCCAATTACCGTTCGACACTTTCTTGTCCTCTATTGAAAAAAAGCCCACGAATTCGCAGGCTCTAAATTTTTCACAGATATATGTTTATTTAATACTATTTATTCTTTTATAGCATTCTCGTAATATACAATAATAGATTTTTGTTCGTTAATGTATCTTCTTAAATCACCGATACCAATTGCTAAATTTTCATATCCTTTTGCATTGATACCAAACACAACGAAACTTCCTGTCTCATCTTTTAACTTTTGCATTTGTTCTTCAAGATTTTCTTCAGTAATAACCATCCAGTCAACAGGCGGAAATTGCACCTTTGACGGTCTTTCCTGAATAGGTATCTTTTTGTTTACGTATTCAGTTTGCGTTACTACTGTCGGTTCCGGTGTCCTCCCCAGGCAACCCGTCAGCAGTATCATCGAGCTCACCAGGAGGAGTGGTATCCTTAGCGATCTCATTGATAAGATCTTGTACTGCATTATCAACTCTTTCTTCTAAATCTGTTGGGTTCGTCAAAGCTTCCATTGTCAAATCTATACGTGCGAACTTTTGTCGTAAACCATCTAAGTATTCACGACTTTCCGCCAATTGTCTTGTAAGATTTTGATTGAGCTGTTCATTGCGTTCAGCGTCTGCAGCCATTTGATCTACTGTATTTTGTAGTGTCTCAGCTGCAGACTCTAATTGGATGTTGTTTGAACGCAGAGTGGCGATTGTTTCTTGTGACCATTCGTAATATGATTTTGCCGAATAACCAACACCGCCAATAATTCCAATTACAATAATGAAAAGATAAAGTCTAGCCATAGCTAGTAATCAAGGATTTACTCCTCGTCCTCATCTTCATCATCATCCTCGTCTTCGTCCTCTTCATCATCTTCGTCTTCATCTTCGTCAGCTTCTTTCATTGCCATTTTCATAGCTTTTTCTTCAAGAGCTGCGAGAACACGTTTGTTAATTTCTTCTTCGAAAGCCTCTTTCATGTCAAGTGGTTTACCCTCAACAGACGCTTGTACGATTTTTTCTAAAGACATATTAATCTCCTTTGTTTCGTCTGGAATACTATTATTTATTATCCAAACAATTTTGCCTGGGTTGCAGGACCAACAATGCCGTCAGCAACCAAACCATTTAATTTTTGCCATTTTTTAACAGCGGTTAAAGTTCCAAATCCAAAATCTCCATCAGCTGCAATACCGAGAGCTTTTTGCATTTTCTTAACATCATCGCCTTTCATACCTTTACGTAGAGTACGAACCCCTGATGATTTTGCAGCAGGCGCTGCTTTTGGTATTTCACCACCCATAATCTTAAGTGCAGCTTCCCATCTTTTATTGCGATCATCTAATCCGATGGTGCCGCCATTAATCTTTTTAGTTAAACCAACATTGTCACCTTTATCAGCCCATTTTTCAAGTTTGTTTGTAGCCCAAAACCAGCAAGCTGACTCAATAGCACCTTTTGGTGTTGCTACGTATTCTGCCGCTTCTTCTGCTGACATTCCGACTGTTTTGCCAAACGCTGTGTAATTGTTGCGGCCAGTAAGCTGCTTGATTCCGCGGCCCCTAAACCGCCACCCATCGCCGTCGTTAACATTACCCATTGCTCCTCGCTTACTTCTGAATTCATCTTGGTAAACATAGTTTGCAATTTTTTCAGGCTTGCGCGCATAATCTTTAGCATCTCTTTTCCCAGCTCCAAAATAACGACCAAACACCGAGTTCAATGCCTTTTCGCTGTAATTAAGGTTTTCTTCCAATTTTGTAAAATCCGCTGACTCGTGAGCACATTGAGCCATAAAACCTGCAATACGATTTGGTGTATTAATTTCATATTTTTCAAATAAAGGAACAGCTGCTTCGTACCATTCTTCAGCGTTCTTATTCTTTTTAATCATTGCACTAAATTGTTCAAGGGTTAACATATTAATCTCCCATCATATCTTTGAATTTTTTAACCTTTTTTGATTTATTTCCCGAAGCCCATTTCTTTTGAGCAGCCTTTGACAACGCACCACCATCCATACCCGCAATGTTACCACCACTGACGTTATTTGTCGGCGCGTCTTCTTTTAGTCTATCCATAATCCATGCCTTAGCATTGGCTTTGCCGTATTCAGTTGTTTCCCATTCCCAATTGCTTCTACGTTTATCCCAAACCATAACTTTCCACTCACCTTTGTGGCGTTCGTTATGATCTAAAGATTTTTCAATTTGATATTTGTTTCCGCCAATAGTAGCTTGTATTTCGCCATTTGGTCCAGCTTTTTTCCAACGAACCGCCGCGGCTTCTTTGAGTGCAGGTTTTGTGTCAACTTTTTTATCTTTAGACATTGAGCCTGATTTTACAACACCTGATTTCTTAATCTTATTAATAAGTTTCATACGGTGTAAAGTATTCTCTCTCATACCTGCATCACGTTCTGCACCGTACTTAGCAGCAATTGCCATTTGACGACGTTTTTCTTTTGACTTGCCTTTGAATTGAGGTGCGTCTGATTTTTGGAAGTCGTCAATCCAATCTCCCATATCATCAGTTGCTTTTAACTTTTCTTCTAAATTTCCATTGACATTTTCAACAAGCATGGTATAATGATTATATCTATTAGAAAATTCAGTTAAAGTTTTTTCCAAATCCTCTTCATCCATATCTTCAGTAATTAATGAATCAGGAGTAAATGCTTTGTATTCTTTAATTAGAAACAAGGCAGCTGCATATGAAGCAAGGCGAGAACTACCTCCAGGAACTTTAGCCATTAGCTTTTTAATATTAGCAATCATAATATCATATATACCCCACGCCTTTCGTTGCGAGGCTTTTGTAAAATCTTTTCTTTTGATTAAGACTTTACCTTTTTCGTCAATGATACCTTCTTTATAAGCATCCCATTTGTTAAATGGAGTTGCAAGGCGACGAACAAACTGATATACTAAAAATAAGTCAACGATCATCCGATCATATTCCCTTAAGCTTTTGTTTAATTGTCATATCTGAAACGATATTATCTTTGTGAATCATTATATCTTCATATTCAATAATTTGTGGCATAAAGTTTAAGTATACGACGAAAGGTTTAAGATATTCGTGGTACTCATGTAACTTCATGAATAACATATTAGTGGCAGATGAGCCAAATACGTTATATATGATTATCAAGTGGTTTAGAATCAACCTTTCTTTTAAATCATTATCTTGTCTATATCTTCCAAACAATTTGCGCAAATATTGAAACCTCTTTAAATCTTCTTCAAATTCTGACGTATCAGAACACTGAGGGTTATCATAATATTTTGCGGCAAATAACAGAAAGGTTGATTCTGTCAATTTCATATTATATTAACCAGTATTAACTGTCCGCTACGATTGCATCTTCAACCGCTGTATCGCCTGTTACACCATCGTCGCCTGCAGCAAGTGCAGTTACTTTCATTGGTACTAGGCATTCTGCATAGTGGCGGCCATTTGATGTATGGTACAACCACCAGCCTGGACCTGTCAAACCTTTTGCACGGTTAGCTGCAACACCAGCTTCTGTAAGGTCAACGAATACCGCGTTATCGCGATCGTTTGATTTGTTTGTGTTATTAGCGTCGTCTTCCAACCATTTTGGAACATCTGCTAATGTGTCGGTTTTTCCCCAAAGTGCCATTTTTTGTTATCTCCTTATTTGGGTTTTATGAATCTTTTTCGCGAGCTTCTAGTTGCTCTTTCATAGCAGCTGCAACAGCTTTACGGCGTTTGTGCAGGTACTTATCTGAATCATCTACATCTCCGTCGTTATCAATATCTTGATCTTTACGATCGGCATGTGAACCTTTTAGAGCATTTTTGTCTACAGGATCCATTTTCTTTTCTGATAACGCCGCAACAATTGCATTTTTTACTTTATCTTCCATTTTTAATTCCTCATTATGGGTTTGATTGATTGTGGGCTTTTTTAGCATCTCTATAGTCTTGACGTGCTTTGCTCAAATCAGACTGAGTTTTTCTTTGTCTTTCAAGTTCCGCTGTCTTCTTTTTATATGCATCTGCTTTTGCTTGGCGGGCATCGTTACGTCCTGCTCTTGACAATCTAAAATTGCCTTGTTTATTCTGCAATGTACGACGTACACCTTTTGCTGCCAATTTAGCAACTCCGCCTACAGCCTTTGCCGCCATACCAATAATTTCATCAAGCTGCTCATCTGATACATCATTGACTTTAAGATTATTTTCAATGAGATGCTGCTCAACCTTTTCAATAATAATGTAGGATTTAAAGCTATGCATTGTTCTATACCTTGTTTTATTTTTATTTATATGTTTACCAAGCTTTACAAGACCAGTAGCGCGCTTTGTCTTTTGGTCCAGGATTATCACAATTATGTCTTGCTCTAAAAGATTTACGGCGACTTGGAATGTGTTTTTTAATTGTCATATTCTTATCACCAAAGTTAACTTTCTTTGCTATTCCATCACCGTCAGGATCAACGTATACTTTGGATTTTGCTACATCACCAGGCATTGGTTTATTTAATGTGACTTTTTTGCCTTGATAAGTTGCTTCTGTAAACTGTTTAAAACGTAACATTTTATCCTCCAAATTCGTGTCCTGCAACTCGACGCATTTGTTTATTGAACTCAGCCTGTGACGGTTTTTCTTTATATAATTTTATACTAATTTCAGGTCTATCTTTACCTTTGATACGCCAATTATGTCCTTTTTCTTTATGTTCTGGCTTTGTAGTTTTAACTACACGGCGTTTATATCCTGCCTCCCAAGTTTCAGAACCTTCGTTTGTTGCGGTTTCACATTCACCACAACAATCTGGTGTACCACAATTTGGATGTTGTTCTTTAACGTCAGGAACACAATTAGGAACCATTTTGTCGCCTTTCTTTTTCATACCTACTTGTTTATATCCTTGCCAACAATCTTCGCCAACAAATTGTCTAAAGCTTTGCATTATTCGCTCTCCTGTGATTTCATATAATCACGGGCAGTATCAATATAATCTGTTGCCTTTGTAATTTTACTTTGTACCCATTCAGGCATATTCTCATCATCACTAAGCATATCATGTAAAGCTTGAGCTGCATCAATCATAGTACGAAGCTGAGTTTTAGCCATACTACCTTCGTAATCGTATTCGCCTTTGTCTTTTGCTTCTAAGAACTGTTTAAAATTTTTCATTTCATTAACTTCTTTATTGTTGCCAACGCTTTCTTACCGTCGGGATGATTAGGGTTAATACTTACTTCGTCACCGTTTACAAAATCTGATATATTTGCGGACTTGCCTAAGGCAGCAATTGCTTTGTGTAGTGGATCCTTTGCATCGTATCTACGTTCAAATCCAGGTTTACCTCTAAGTTCAACCCAACTCTTTTCTTTTGTATCCCACATCTTAAGAACATCCATGTCCTTACCGCGGATCAATTTGAGTTTAACACCTTCCGCTATATATTTACGGAAGTTAATCATTTTTCGCCAGGTGTGTCTTTTTTAAACTTCTTTAATAACTTATCAGTACCTTCCTCACCAGCGCCGCCTTCTTCCTTTATTACGGATTCACTTCTTAACGCTTTAAATGTTTTTCTCATTGCGTTATTCTTTGATAATTTAGCACCAACTGTTCTTTTTCTCATTGTATTTAATTCAGGTGAATGGTCTGCTCTTTTTCCATCTTTGTCCTTACCGCGTAGGATTTTAGCTGCAGCCGAGTTTGCTGCACGATCATGGCTGGCTTTGTTTTTATCGTTATATGATTTCATAGCCTTTGGTGTATCAAGGATTTCATCTACTTCTTTTCCAATAGCTTCCATTTCTTTTCTTTTTTCTCTGTCACGCATTTCTTTTTCTGCATGCGCAGCAAGTGATGCATCATCTTCACGTATTTTTCGTTTTTTAATCTTAAAGTTTTCAGCATCTTTTTGAATATCTCTAAGTCTTTTCATTGTAGAACGACCGCGTTTTTCTTCATTTGTTTTGATCTTATCTTGACCGTGATCATCTGTTTGACTAGGCTTAGTTGTTTTCATAACAGTACGAGTTTTACCGTCTGGTCCTGTGACATTTACAGGCCTCTTAACAGCGGACATTGTTGTTTCATCAAGTACTGCCTCTTCAACAGACTCAGTTTTCATGCCACGCTTTTTCATATAGTCATAAGTCTTATCTGCTTTTTTGTCAGCCTTTCTTGCAGCATGATGAAGGTTACTGCCGACAGACCCCGCACGTTTAGCAGTATCAGTATGTTTCTTAATTTCTGCGTCTTTGCGATCATTCGTGCCCATTTCACGATCACGCCTTTGTCTGGCTTTGTCTAGCGATCTATTTTTTAAAGCAGCTGCACGTTTGGCAGCACTTCCTAATCTATTAGCCTGTGAGTCTCTTTTATCCAACACTTTTTTAGCTAGAGCAGGAGAGATTTCGTCAAGTTCAACTTCTTCACGGATTTTAACTTTAAACATTTTTTCAACTGTTTGTTTACCCATAGTCTTAGCAAGATTAGTGATTAACCATTCACGTGGTTCTGTATCAAGATCGTCTACAAACTTAATGAAGTTTGAACCCGCGTTACCAGATGATAGCATCTTTGCTGCTTTCATAAAGTCTGCTTTATCAATGCCACCGCTTTTCTTTGCATATGCTTCGATACTTGCAGCTGCCTTTTTCATTTGAGGCGTTGCGGCTTCATCTAGATGCTCTACGCTTTCATGAAACCTTTTAGAACTCATGTGATCGTATTTTTTACCGTCTCTCTCATAGCCTTTACTTGACTGATTTGCCGCATCTGTATGATCATTTGCTCTTTTAGTAGCTTTTTTGCTATCTTTATGAAAATCTTTATGTTGTTTTTCAGCTTGAAAATGAAGATTTCTGGCTTTTGCGTGCTGTTGCGCTTCTTTTTCGAAGCCGTCAGCTTTTAATTCTTTATGCATATTATCGTGATAGCTTGACATTTTTTTATGATATGTCATAGCTTCTGCGCGAGATTCATCTAACTCTACTTCTTCATTTTTACCTTTATAGGCTAAACGCTTAGCAACCATACCTGTGCCTTTTGCACGCTTGTGGAATGTTTTTCTAGCGTCATCATATGCTTTTTTCTTTTCAGGCTTTCTCGCTTTTTCAGTATCAATCATTGTGTTCATAGCTTTACGCTGCGCATCATAAGATTTAGAATAGTAACGCTGGGCTAATTCTTTTGAAATTTCGTCCATTTGCTCTACTTCTTCGTTTTTGCCTTTATAAGCTAAACGCTTAGCAGCCATGTCTGAGCCTTTTGCGCGCTTGTGGAATGTTTTGCGCGCATCGTCGTATGCTTTCTTTTTTTCAGGCTTACGAGCTTTTTCAGTATCAATCATGGTATTCATGGCTTTTCGCTTAGCATCCTGTGTTTTACTATAATACCTTTGAGCCAAACCTTTTGAAATTTCGTCCATTTGCTCTACTTCTTCTTTACGAACTTTATCAGCAAGGTCTTTATCAGCTTTACCCCAAGTACCTGATGATTTTGTAATAAATGAATTTACCCTTGCGTGTCCCCACTGCTCAGGGGTTGTACCAGGGCGGTGACCTGTACGCCATGCAGCTACACCACGATTATATACTTGGCGTAGGATACTCTTTGGCATACCGGATTTCTTTGCCTTATCGGCTAATGATTTACCTGCAGCATCTTCTTTTATATACGCCTCGGCAGATTCCATTAAATTTTCAACTTCAGACATATCCATATTAAGCGACTCTTCCATAGATTTGCGCTGATACATCTTAAAGCGTTTATCAAATTTAACTTTATTGTTTTTATCCATTAACATATGTGGACGTTTTGTAACGTATTTACCCCACATTTCGTTAAGATCTTCAGTACCACACATACAAGGTTCACAAAAACATTTACCACATACCCAATCGTTGCTTTCAGTATATCCCATTGCTCGGGCTTTCTTTGTATGCTTTGACTCTTTTGTTTTTACATCGCTGTCGCCAGGCGCTGGTTTATATGCAGCTGGATTATCATCTGACATTTTTGCGCCGCGTTCAAAGTGAGCAGCACGAGCATCTTTTTTATCTTTAGAAACACCTTTATAATAACCTTTTGGTTGAGAACCAGGTCTATCTGCAACATCAGGATCTTGTGGTTTTGAAGATGTTGTTTTGTATTCCATTAAAAAGTTTTCAGCTGACACATTAAGATCTTCTTTATTATGTCTTGCTTGTAATCTGTCTCTTTCAGCACGTTTAACCGATGGCAACAATTTAACTGCAAGATTATTCAATCTCTGAGCTGGTATTTTTTCAAGTCTTTTGTCAATACGTTCTTTTTCTGCAGGTTCCATATCAGCATATCTTTTGCCTGCGGCCAATCTTGACTTAATCATTAAACGAGCTTTTTTTCGTGCGCGTTTTTTAAGTGTATCAATGTTTGCTCTGCGTCTTGCTGCTTTTTCGCGTCCTCTTTTAATTTTAACTCTCATACGCTTCATTCTTTGTCCAGCTTTTCTACGCTGCTGTCTTGTTAATGCTTCATCAAGACTTTCTAAGTCATCTAAATAATCTTCGTTTTCTGAATTAAATTCTTCGGACATATTCATTCCCTTTCGAATAGCAGCCATGATATCTTGTGCGCTATCTTTTAACTTTTTTGGTAAACCTTTTGTAAATTTTGAAATGTTTCTATTTGACGCGTATTCTCGCATCTTTGATGCTGACATACCTGCAACACCTTCGGCATCAGGATCTCTTCCGCCAGCGGATACAACTTTAATATCTTCAAAGTTATATTCTTTTCCATTATATTTGTTTAAAAGAGTATCAAATTCTTTTACTCGATCTGATCCAACAACAAGAACAACTTTTTTGTGTTTGTTATTCAAACCTTTCATAATTTGCATAATTGTTTTTGCAGGAACCGCCTTAACAATATTACCAAATGCTTTCTTTGCGAATTTAATTTTATCGTTATAAGGTAGTGGGTTCTTTTGACCATCTTGAGAATGAGAAAGGAACAGCATTGGCATTCCTTTTTCTGCTGATGCAACTGCCATAAGTTTTTGTACTAATTTTTCATGGCCTGTATGAATTGGATTCATACGACCAAAAGTAAATACCGCAGGAATTCCTTTTGCTTCGTCAAGAGTCGGTTCAAGATCAATAAATTTAGCGGAGTCTTTCTCTCCTTTTTTACCAATCTGCTTTCGTGCTTTCTCTGGATCTTTATCTTCAATATCAGCCATCGGTTCCTCGTATATCTATGCTGTCTTATTATTTATACTTTTTGGTCTCCTCTGTACGACCACGTTTTCTCGAAGAGGACTATCAAAATTATCAGTAAAAGACTTGGCCATTTCAGGAACGTGGTTATGAGTTGCCGAATAACTTTGTATTGTTGACTCTCTCAACCATCCCATTGCAGCAATAGGATCTGTCATAGCAATAGGAACTTCAGTCCAATTTTTTCTTGTATGCATAAAGTGCCTATTATCAATTGCTTCCGTTATACCTTCTTTTTCAATATCTTGAACCAACTTTTCCGCGGTCTTCCAAGTAATTGCGTATGCGTGAGAACCAGGAGCGCAAGATACATCATAGTGAGTTTGAGGAGGGCCTGCTGTTTGATAATCATACTTATCCCAGTTTCTATATTTATGACCAAGAGAAACGATTTTGCCGTCAGGTATGTCAATTGTCATCGGCCAAAGCATCATTGCATCATGTTCAAGTATTACAGCGCATTCCCGGTTATCATAGATCTTTTTCCATAAATGAGCATGACTTGCGGTACAACCTGCCGCACCTTTAGCCATATGCTTATAGTTTTTAACTTCAATACCGGCAGTATTTTTAAAGTTTCTCCACAAGTCTTTTTGACTGTTAGGCATATAACCTTTAAACAATTCATACTTCAATCCAAGTTTTCGGCAAGACTCTTGTGTATGTCCTACATATTCTTTTGAGATTTTATTCTCAATATATATGATATAATATTTACTTACTTTCATTAAATATCCTCATAATATTTGGTTCGTTCATAATGTGTTTTGATATTCCGTGGGCTAATTTGTAACAAGGTGCTGTAAGTTCTTCATCACACCTTTTCCAACGATCAAGTTGATAAGGAGTAAAGTAATGCGGGTTTTGCGGTCCTTCTGGAAACGGTTCGTGATTTGCGTTCCACTTTTTAACTTTGATCCACATATCTTTACAAAGAGGATCTTTTAATACTCTTTTATGAAACAACATATGAAACCACAAATAACCTTTAAAGTCTGGGTTTTTCCAATAATCATCTACGGCTTCTTTCCATGTTTCAATAATGCGATTACCTTTTTCTCCGTACAAAAACCAACTTGCAATTTCAACGCTTGGGTTTGGTTTATAAAATCCAAAAAAACCTTCTTTAGCATATTTAGGTATCCAATCTTCAATTGACATATTGCAAGCAACAGTTGCATCAACCCAAAAACCACCATATTCTTTTAATAAGTTAATTCGTACAATATCAGACCATGCTTGTATAGCTTGCATTGGTCTCTCAACATCAATATAGTTTTCAAGATTTCTTTTATCAAGTAATACGATTTTAAAATCTCGATTGTGATACTGCCAGCTGCGTACACATTTCGTTACAATCTCAGGAGCATTTTCAAATCCTTGTTCCCAATATATCCACAATGTCTTATTCATAATTGAACAACTCCAGGTCTTTTTCTATTGCAGGTAACAATTGCCTACGCACATTAGGAGTTAAATAATAGTCATAATCTTCTCTCACTGTTGTATTGTGATGACCAAACTCAACCTTTGTTTTAAATACTTCACTTAATTTCTTTTCAGCTCTTTTCATATCTTCAACTTTAAACACATCGTCAACAAGTAATTTTCCGTCATTGTCATATAGCATTTTCCACATAGGTGTATTGTGTGGAATGATTCTATCAACTCCACCGCGTGCTTCTCTCTGATGCATCAATAGTTGTTTATCAATAGTGTGGTCAGGAAACAATACTTCTTGTTTCCAAATCGTTTCAGAAACAAATCTGTGCCACGGATTACGAACAAATGCAAACGTATATTTGGCTTCCGTAAATTCTTTAAGACCGTGTTTAATACAATGAAATGCAGATAAGTGTTGTGTTTCATATCTTAACCCAGGTACATGATTTCCGTAATGAAACTTAGATCCTAGTGAACGTCCTAACTGTTCAAATATGCGCCGAGGATTTCTGATTTTTATCCCGTGCATTTCAAAAAAGAACAATGTAACTGATGTGCCTGCGCATTTTGGTACATGGACAAAATATGAATTATAATTTGGTAGGTACATAATATATCCTTTAAATAATAAAAGAGCGGAACCGTGATCCCGCTCAATTATTTATCTTGTGCTGTGGTGTGATGTTTTAATCGAGTATTTTACAGTCAAAAGAACTTTTTGCGTATTGAATTGGTATCCCACCTTGTTCTATACAAGCATCTTTCCAATCTGGTTTACTAAACTCTTCGTATACTGCATAAAAACCAAAACCAATACAAACTATGATTAAGGCTGACATTGCAAGAAAAGCGAAGAAACCAACTCGGTCCACTATCTCAGCGGATACCGTAGTGCTAGCTGTCATACTGCGAACATCAACAACAGTGCGACTAGGAAGGAAAAGATTCCAAGAGCTTCGGCAAAGGCAATGCCGACGAACATATTTGATACTTGTGCTGCTGATTTACTTGGGACAGCCAACGCGGCCGACAAGAATGATCCAATGATATTACCAACGCCAATAGCAGCAAGGCCCATACCCAAACATGCAAATCCTGCGCCAATAAAGGCAGCCATTTGTGCGATATCACCGGTCATTTTTTCAACCTCGCTATTTCCATCATGCAATTTTTTGCTTCTTCGTTGTAACCTAGAGATGCTAGGTGAGATGCTGCTCTACTATAACCAATGATTTCAAACGTTGTTGATAAACCAGACCAAAATCCTTGAAGAGGTGCGAATGTGTATTTCATTACTGTATCCATTACACCCATCCTTTCAGATTTTTATTTACGATATCTTCGTAGTGTTGTTGTGCCAAGTATCTGATTTCGCCACGTGGAATGCCGATATCGCTTAGTTCTGAGTCTGATAATGCTGAAAGTTCTTTTACAGTTTCTCTTGCAGCCTTTGCCGCCTGTAATTTGATGCCAAGGTTTTTAATCCAGATGAAGAACCCATCTACCCCTTGGTTTAGCCAGCCAGCGGCTGCCAACACGTGTTGTGTCATTTGTTTTCTCCTAATGTGTATATGATGTATGTGATCCGATCCTAGGCGACCGTCTAGGTTTAATCCTTTTTACAAATTTATTTATTAGGAGATTTGGTAAATAACCATTACCAATTTGGAATAGCCGAATTGCTTTAATGTATTAGCTAGTGTATCCAGAAACTTTAGTCAATTTCATTACGCAATGGAATTCTCCATCACCTACAATTCTTATGTCTCTATCTGAGTATACATCGTCTACAAAGCCAACATATTCGTGAGAACCTGCGTTTACGAGATAGTAATGGCCGTGCGCAGTTGCGCCATCCCATCGTGAGATGTCTATGTGTTTATTGTGTTTACAACCCCAAAAGATTTCTTTAATAGTTACTGAAGCCGTACCTGCGTCAAATGTTTCGCCACTAGCAGCAAGGTCCGATAAGGCTACATCAACAGTATCACCAGCTGAGTTTGTCACATATACTTTGATTACTGCTTCGTTATGTGATCGTTTAAGGTAGTGTATGTTTGCCATTATCGTTGCCAACCTTTAATATATTGATCTGAAAAGTTTGCTCTACTAAACTGCAAACGATCCACTAATTTAAGTGCATTCTTTCCATAACGATCAATAGCAACGAATCCTTCCTGTCCTGTTACTTCGTAACCACTATTAGTTTTTAATAATGTTTTGAGACCACCAACCTTTTCAAGTTTACGCACAACCAAATGTTTAGCGTCCACTATAAGGTTATACATAACAAACAGATTCTCAATATCTTTAGGTTTGTTTGTTTTGAAGTATTTCATGGTATCAGCTTTCTTTGCTTCCCATGTTGCTTTTCCTTTGGCAGACTTTTTAGTAGCAATTTCACTATCATACCAATTATTCAAATAGCTTTGTAATCCACGAACAAATACTTTAGGATTACCAACACGTTGACCTTCTCGAACCTTTGTATTGATATAAGTATTTACTCGCATATTAAGTTCTTTATTTGCGGAAGGAAGCAATCCATCAAATGTTTTCTTAGGTATAGAACGGAATAACTTTCCAACCTCAGAAAGGATCCTTGTCATTTCTGTAGTTTCAGAGGCAGTCATAGTAGCAGTACCAGATTGATCTTTAAATACGGCATCAACTGACCAAACAGAACTTACCTTTTTGAGGCCAGATGCAATCTCCTCTCCAAAACTTGCAGACATTGTTTCAAATGTTTCTCCTCGGTATACTGTATGCCAGACCACTCCGACCTTGGATCTGAGTATTTCACCAGCAAGCTTTGATGATTTAGGTACCGCGTAAACAATCGTATTAGGATGGAAAGTAATATGCGGTTCGTCGTCAATCGTATCTTCTTTAATATCACTTCTTTCATATAAAAAATCACCTTGCACTACGCCTTTGATACCAAGTTTAGAAAACTCGTCAAGGGCAACTTTTAATTTTGCATTAAGATCTCCGCTTGTGTCAGCATCAATATCAGCATGTGTTTTGTATACCTTAGGGTTTTTGTTAAAAATACCTTTCTTTGCAACAAAGAACTTGCCATCGGACGGATCGGTTCCTGCAAATACAGCAGGAGCACCATCCCACTTAACTGATATGTTAACAGAAGATTTAGAATTGCCTGCTAGCATATCTCGTAGATCACGCAAGTAATTGATTACAGAACGAGTACCACCAATCCCGCCGTCAATAACAGCATCTTCAGCATGAGTCATATGTAAGTTTTTTTCTTCTACAAGAAACGAGCTAAACTTTCTCATTTCCAAGGATCTCCTGAAAATTTAATTGTTGATGCAAGTTTCTGCGATTCATATTTTGCTCTAGCTTTCATAATGCGTTTGCCATCTGCTTCAACACCAACGCTGTCGTTGCCAACTTTTGATAACTTTACGTTACCTTTCATTAATGCGGCGAGTTTGGTATTTGCAAGTGGATCTTCAACAACGGCACCTTTTTTATTACCAGTGATTTTAATATATCTTGGTTCAACAACTTTTGCATCCATCCAATCATTAATTAGATAGTCAATCAAATTTTCTTGAGACATTGCATTTAGTTTGGTATATAGTTCGTCACGAATTGAATTAAGAACTTTTGTTCCTAATTCTTCAGCTTTCTTTTTAATTCCTTCGTCTGCACGAATTTCGCCTTTGCGTTTTGCAGCAGAACGACTAAGCTTAGGATACATTTTCAATAAAGCATCAATTGCATCTTGAGCATGCGGTTTCATTTTACCTACTGCTTTTTCAATTGTACCTAACCCAGGATTTTTAAATCCAATATCACCAGAAGTTTTTGTTGATTTTGCAGATAAACCTAGGAACTTACCATCTGTAAATTGAACAAGAACATCAGTTGGGTTTTTACGACTGTCAACAGCTTTTCCCACGGCCTTTGATAAAACCCCAGGTCGAGCAGTCCACCAAACTTTTTTGATTGTACCTGTGTAACCGTTTACTTTTGCCCATCGTTTAACTTCATCAGCCATCGTTTTTGCTCTGTCGGTTTGTGCTCTGTATTCATCATTACCGACTTTGCGTTTCTTTGTTTCTAATTGCTGTTGAGCAGCGCCAGGATCATCAAAATTTTTCCAATTATTTGATAAGAAATAACCCAATTGAATTTCATTAATATCAGCGCTATCAGTGTTTGCCATTTCAGACAGGAATCCTTTAAAACGAAGCATAGTTCTATCCGTGATTACTATTTTTGGATATTTATAATATTATTCGCTGCCTTCAAAATAAATGCAGGTATTGGAGACTCCGCAAAACCTGATCCAAGATTTAGTTTACGAGCAAGATCGTTTGCCTCTTGTCTTTGCATTGGCATTTCAATTATTTCATTTGTTTCCGTATTCACAACAAAGAAACGCTTTTTGATTTGTTTAACTTTATAACTCATGATAGTAAATCTCCAGCTTCAAACAATTTCTTTTTCTTACCAATATTCGTTTTATCAAATACAGGTGTATCATCAAAAGATACAGGCGATTTTGGTGTAACTGTATTTGCAGATCCACCTTGACCCAAACCGTTTTGTGCGCTGTCTTCAAGATCGTAAATTCTCATTTTAGCCCTGTCAACTCCAACAACAAACCGACGATAATAGCTTAGATCATTCCAACGGTTCTTCAACTGTTTAATCATTAGCTGTCCTAGATTGTCAAGATCTTCTGATGTTATGAGGCCAAGAATACAATCAGCAGTATGAGTAATGCCCATGGATTCAGAAGTATTCGTAAGATCGACATCACTATTGCCATAGCCATCGCGATTAAACTGAGAAGAAGAAACCACGGCAGTATTATATTCCATAGCAAGTCCACGTATTTCCTCCGCGATTGATTTGACAAGCGTATAAGAATTTGCAGCCGCAGCACCTTTTACTCGAGCTGATGCACAGATATTTAAATAGTCAATAAAAATAACGTCAGGTTTAAATCCACGTTTCATTCTCAACTCATTAAGTAAATGACGGAAGTGTCCAACGTGAGCAGACCCAGTTGGATATTCTTTAACAATTAACTTGCCTGTTGCTTTTGATTTAATACGATTAATTCGTTTCTCATAAACATCTCGAGGCATTTCCACAACTTCATCAAGAGTACAATCCATCAGGTTTGCGTCAATCCGTTCAGAGATACGCTCTTCAGCCATTTCCATTGTGATATACAAAACATTCTTACCTGTCATTAAATAAGATGCAGCCATATGACATTTAACAAGCGACTTACCGCCACCTGTGGTTGCTAATAAAACAGACAATGATTTGCGAGGTAAACCACCTTTTGTAATTTTGTTTAGCAGATCAATATCAAATGGAAGTCGTTCTTCTTTCTTGTGGTAAAAATCATATCGGTCTTCATAATCTTCAATATAATCATGACCGATTGAAGTATCAAAACTAATTGATAATGAATTAGATAGCAACTCGGGTAATGATCCTTTATCAAGTTGTTTATCTTCACCATCAATAACAAGAATAGCTTTTCGTATTGCGTTATATAAATCTTTGTCTTGACAAAACTTTTCAGTTTCAGATACAAGCCATTCTATATTTGTATCTTCATCACGAGCAAGACTATCAACTGTGGACATTACTTGTTTGTAAGTATCCTCATTCATGTCTTTACGCTTGTCAAGTGAGATTTTTAGAGCCTCCACAGAGGGAGGCTCCTTGTATTCTTCAACATAATCAGAATATGTATCAAATACTTTCTTTATTGTACCATCGTCAAAGTATTCCGATTTGATATACGGATATACTCTGCGATAATAATCTTCGTTAAATACTAAGTTTGATAATACTGTTTTCTCAATCATCAATTACTTCCTCGAGCTCAGGTTCGTCTTCAATTTGTCTATCTTGCATAATAGATTTGCCACCAACCATATACGTATCTTTTACGAACGTTGTAAAGTCGGTCTTTTCAAATATATTAATCCAAAAATCTTTATTGTCAACAATTTCTTTTGCTCGGAGGAGTTTATCACTCAACAGTTCACCAGTTGACGGATCAACCGCTTCATACCAACCTGCTTTTGGTTTACGAAGGTAACCACCTTTTTCTGCCACGTCCATAAGACCTGACCATTTAACGATACCACCTTCCCAACTTACGCTGATTGGAATTTTTGACTTTTCTTTAACATGGCGTGACTTTTCAATATTAATCACAAAGTGATAACCTTGAATTTCAGTACCTACCTTATCTTGCTGACGTCCAATGATCCAGATTGTATCAGCAGAATAGTAAATACCTGTCCCACCTGAAACCACATCTCTTGGAAACAATCCAATTTCTTTATAGGTATGATTAACCGCAATAAGAGGAATGTCTTTAAGATTAAGATGTGGGGTGACAATACGAAACAGCGATTTAAGCGCCTTTGCACGGCTCATATCAGCAACGGATTTACCGTCAAGTGCATCATCAACCTCTTTCTTAGAAGCAAGGTTGCCAACGGAATCAATAATGATAATCACATTATCTTTTTTATCAATTTCGTCAAGCTGTTTCGTAATATCAAATTTGAGTTCTTCAACGTTAGTAATAGGAGTATGTACTACTCTTTCCATATCAATACCGAAAGACTCAAAATACGATTGCGGAGTACCAAACTCAGAATCGTAGAACAAAAGAATCGCATCGTCATTCTTTTGCATATATGCACCTGCCATCAACAAAGCAAATGCAGATTTAAAGTGTTTAGACGGACCTGCCAAAACAAGGAGACCAGGCGTTAGCCCGCCGTCAACACGACCGGACAGAGCCACATTTACCATAGGTACCTGTGTTGGTGCCATGTCCTTTTTACCAAAAACCTTTGACTCAGTCATGGGAGCTGTAAGTTTAATGGTAGAATTTTTAACCAATTTGTCTAATAGACTCATACTTTAATTTCCTTCCACAATGGTAAGTAGTTTTGATTTATACGCCTCTATCTTACCAACTCTGTCAGGCCAAAAGATTGTTGATTTCTCAGGGTTCTTACAAAGGTTATCAAGAAAGGGTGTTACTGCTTTGTATAGAAGTTCTAAACGATATTCAAGATCATCAGCTATGAGTTTTGCGTCTGTGAGTTGATCCTCAAGAGTTTGTTTTTCAGTGCTGATTGTTTCAATTTTTTCTTCAGCGGCAGCTTGTTTTTCTTCAAGCTCCTCATCAATAAAACTAAAACCAAAGTCAAAATCTAAAACTTCTTCGTAAGTCTTACTAACCATTCGCTAGTTCCTTAAAAATTGATAGGTCATCGTCATCGTCGTCCATAGACAAACTTGACGTAGGTTCTGGTGCTGCTTCGCGTAATGTAGGCTGAGCAGCTGCTGCTGATTTGTTACCAAGGTTGCTCAAATCAAGATCATCATCGGCATCATCCATTGCTGTAGATGGTTCAGATGGTTCTTCATTCAAAGCAAGTACACGGTGCAACTTTGCTTTCAATTCAGCATAAGGTTTGAAGTTCTTTGGATCAAGCAATTCTTGCAAAGAATGTTGACTATTCCAAATACGTTCAAGTTCAGCATCATCACCTGATATTGCAGAAGGTGAATCAAATTCTGATTTATCATAGTTAGGATATCCTTCAAATTGACGGATCTTTAGACGGAAGTCTGCACCTTCCCATAAATCAAATGGATTAACCGGTGTTTCATCTTCGAACTGTGGGTTCATAAGATCATTCAATTTGTCAAAAATCTTTTTGCCAAACTGATACATAAACACTTTGCCATCGTTTTCAGGATTTGCGCTGTCCTTGACTACAAGAATATTAGCAACATATTTTAGGCGACGCTTTTGCTTGCGTGCCTGTTCTTTGTCAGAATCAATACCTGAGTTCCAAAGCTTTGAGTTAAACTCAGAAACAGGATCATCTTGATTAAGAGTTGTTAGAGAATTTTCAATATACCAAAGACCTGTTGGACCTTGGAAACCATGATCCCAAATACGAACGAATGGCATTTCTTCACCTTGCGGTGCAGGAAGGAAACGGATAATAGCAAAACCGTTGCCTGCTTTGTCGCGAGTTGGTTTCCAAAATTTACCTTCGTTGGGATCAGAGTAGCTCTTTGTTGAGATTTTTTCGAGCTGAGCGTTCAACTTGTTGAGTGAAGATGAACGGTTCTTTTTAAGTGCATCAAATGACATAGTCATATTTGTATCTCCTTATATAGCGTTATATGTTTTTTTGTATTGCGAAATATATGTTGGATTACCCAACGATATATTTATATCAGAAAAAATGATTTCGGACAATATCTTTAAACTTTTTTTCATCAATTTCTAAGAAGGGTCTATACTTCTTTGATAGTCTAATTATATCACGTGCGACGATTTTGTCAACTAAATTTGTGTCCCAATACGGAAAAATGTTTGACATATTCGTGAGCAACGTAAATGTTTCCAATGTGATTTGCTTTTGTAAATATAATCTCATAACGAGTGGATGCTGACCATCAGGCGTAGCAAAGTTAGCTTGATAGTTATCATCAAGTTTTCTAAGATCTGATTTAAACGTATAAGATAAAGACTCAATCTTTTTCTTCCATTCAAGATACCTAGCTTCACCAGTTTCCTCAACGATTTCTCGTATCCAACTATTTGGATTAACTATCATATTTGCAAGTAAATAGTTCTCAGGTTCATCCTTTTGCCAAAGCTTATGGAAAAAGAATACGTCATTCCGAGTACGGAACTTGTCAAACGAGGCTCTTACTTTACCTCTGTATTTTTGATAGTCATATTGGTCGGTGGTAAAATGTTTCTTAAAGGCTAAGTATTTGACGTACAGATTGAATGTTTGCTCATTCGCAAAGCTCTGTGATGTCTTGATCATCCTTTTGTACCATCCTTAATTTAACAGCTTCAGATCGTAATTTTTCTTTTAATATTGAAGACTTTTTTACAATATCGGCCACAGCTTCTATCTCAAGATCATTCTTACGCGCATATTCAACAAGAGCATCAATATAGTTGACACCATTAGCCAACATATCTGCAATTTCATGGTGAATCTTTTCCGGCGATCGCGGTGGTGTAATCATTATTTTAAAGTCCCAAAGCGGTTCGTATTTCATTCTTTTTATGGTCCCTTCCCATTCTATAAGCCATCAGAAAAAGGCGAACTTCTTTCAGGTCATCTGTAATTAATTCTTGATTAACCTTTACGTAACATTCGCCATTTATCTGAATATCAACACCATAAGTATTACCTCTAATTCCTAATACTTCTGAGTTATCCATTGAGCACCTTTATACCTTGTAACCAATTAACTGCTGCATCTTCAACATAGTAAATGCTTTTTCCTGGGAAAGCTTCTTCTGTTTGCATATTACCGTTAATAAAGTATTTACAAGAATACACATCATTTGATTTGTGGATTTCAGCTCGCATTTGAGCTCCTTCCCGTTCTCCTAGGAATTGGTTAACAAACATTTTGGTCTCCTATTTTTTTAATTGTTTTACGTGAGTAGTACTCTTAAGTTCTCCGCAATTTGAACATCTGATTAAAACAACCTGATAATAATGGTCGTCTATTTCTAAATCGCGTTCGGTCCTTACAATATCAATTCTATCACAACAGTGCATTAATGTCAATTGTTTAACTCCTCTTCTTTTGTTTTATATTGCCATTCGTCAGTATGGCCAACAGACCACTTAGGTTCTGTTTCAACTGCATAATTCTGAGTACAAACTTTAAAATCCGGTCTTTTCAAATCCTCAGGAGTTAAAGAACTATCTCTCCATATTACTCTGTTATTTGGTTGGGCTGCGAATTGTCCGTTGTCAAGTCTGATGACGTTGAATGATTTATGCTCAGGATCGTGTTCGCTGAAATTGGTATTAAGGGTGGAAGATTCTGAATGACAATTGTCGATTGTGAATTCGTATTCACCAGCGTGCATTCTTCTATCCTTTCCGAAAAACTCACAGCGTGACAGGATTGGTTTTTGAATGACTGTAAGATTATAATCAAAACAATCCCAAAGCTGAAGAACATCAAGAGGTAGCTGATCGTTTTTAT